TGCCGCGTACTTTAATAAATCAGGCGATTCCTATGTCGCTTGGAACTGGAAAGCCAACGGCTCTGGTGTCAGCAACACAGATGGCTCGATAACGTCTACGGTGAGTGCGAATACGGAGTCTGGGTTTAGTATTGTTAGTTACACTGGTAATGGAAGTAGTACAGGAGCGACTGTCGGTCACGGTTTAAGTTCTGCTCCTTCTATGATTGTGTTTAAGAATAGAGATTCCGCTGTTGATTGGGATGTTTTCCATACATCTATTGGTGCTACTAATCGCTTGCATCTGAATACAACAGCCGCATCAGCAACAACAGATGGGTTTAACAACACAGCACCGACAACATCTGTATTCACAGTAAACTTTGGATCAGCTAACGTAAATGCTCCATCAACAGACTACATCGCCTACTGCTTCCACAGTGTCGAAGGCTTCTCAAAGTTCGGGTCTTACGACGATGCTTATGATGGAAGTGATTATGATGCTAGTTCGCCATTTGTATACACCGGATTCCGCCCTGCATTTGTCATGATTAAGGGTACAAGTTCTGGCCGTGAGTGGGTTATGTACGACAACAAACGTACACCAGACAATGGCGTTTATCTCAGAGCAAATAGTAACGGTACAGAACAAACTGATGCTACAAATCACGACATCTCATTCAACGCCAACGGATTCAAGATTCGTGGCGGCTCCGGTGATATAAACACCACCAATGAATCTTATGTTTACATGGCATTTGCGGATCAGCCCTTTAAATATGCCAACGGAGGTACAGAATAATGTGGACTTACTTAGGTAGAGTCATCAAGCAAGGCAGGGCGTGGACTGACGCTGAAGGTGTTAAACATCCTGCAACGTGGAATCGTTGGACAGACGCAGAGAAAACTGCACACGGTCTAGTCTGGGATCAGTCGTTACAGCCTGTGCCATTCGACAATCGTTTCTACTGGTCAGCAGGTAATGCCAAGAACATCGCTGATGTGAATGAGGTTGATGAAGACGGTGATCCTATCCTTGATGAAGACGGTGTTCAGGTAGTTACCAAAGGACTCAAGAGCAACGCCATTGCACAGACTAAGGTGACAGCAGGATCAATACTAGCTCCAACAGACTGGATGGTGGTGAAGGCCGCTGAAGTCTCTGGCTACACTGTACCGTCTGCGGTCACTACCTATCGTGCGGCAGTGCGTACAGCCTCTAACACCATTGAGACAGCGATTACTAATGCGGCTGACCATGCGGCGTTTATGGCTCTGTATGATGTACCAGTGGATGCGAATGGTGATCCAACAGGTAATGCTCCTATCAACGATTGGCCGGATGAAATCTAATGGATAAGCGCACAGTGGCATCAGCACACAAGCGGATCGATACCATTGAAACGCAACTGACTGCGCATGAAGCTGTCTGTGGCGAGCGGTGGAGAGAAACCATCCTACGAATAAAAAGAATTGAAGCAGTCATGATCGGTGCAGCCGGTAGCATCATTGCAATGCTGGTTGCTGTCCTGATGAAGGTGACCTAGTGGATCCCTTAACGGCAATTGCCGCCTTCAATGCGAGCTATGCCGTTGTGAAAACCGCTGCTCAAAATGCTGGCGAGATCTCAGAGATCTTTGCTGGCATTGGCAAGATGATGACAGCCAAGAAAGCTGTCGAGGAAGCAAGCTCCAGTAGCCCAGAGAAATCTGACCTGGAACTCTACGCTGCAAAGGTAGAGCTGGATCAAAAGTGGGCAGAGGTGAAAGAAATTTTGCATTGGACTGGACACTGGAGCGCATACGAAAAGTTCGTCCAGGATCGACGCGAGCAAGAGAAGCAAGCCAAGATCGCAGCCACTCGCAAGAAGATGCAAAAGCAGAAGATGCACCAGGACATCGCCATCATCATCGGCGGATCACTGGCAGCTCTCGCTGTCATTGCGGCGTTTATAGTAGCAATCTCAGCGGCGAAGGGGTGATGTATGTGGATACTGTTTGTCATCTTACTAGAGGCGGACAGATATATCGTCGGCCCGCAAGGAGTTTACCCGACAATGGAGGACTGCTTTGAGGCCAGAGATTTTTTCATGGCAACTGCACCGCAACCCAAGATTAACTACGACTCGATCTGCATACAGACAGATCACAATATAGGAGGCACATAATGTTCAGTGTCATCAGCAAGATGCTGGGATCAGGGGACGTCATCTCAAAGGGAATGGACCTGATTGACTCGATGCACACGTCTACCGAAGAAGAGATCCAGGCAAAGGCCAAGGCAAAAACGGACTTGCTGTCCGCATATGCACCATTTAAGTTAGCGCAGCGTTACCTGGCGTTAATGTTTGGCCTGACATTTTTGAGCAGCTATGTCCTAGTCCTGGCAATGACGATCTCGGGACAAGGTGACCCGGATGCAGTAACCAAGGTCATGGAACAATTCAGCATCAACTACGCAATGCTGATCATCCTTGGCTTCTACTTTGGTGGCGGAGCTGTTGAAGGCTTCATGGAGAAGAAAAAGAAATGAGCTGGACCTCCCCTTACTTTCAATCGGTTGAAATGAAATGCAGCCACACAGGTCTGGAGATGATGGACCCGGACTTCATGCAGCAGCTGACCCTGCTGCGGGAAGCATGGGGCAAGCCAATGGTGATCACGTCAGCGTACCGCCATGCGACGCACCCAATCGAGGCGAGAAAGGACAAGCCCGGCGCTCACGCCACAGGTCGCGCAGTCGACATAGCCGTCCAAGGTGAAGATGCACTCAACCTGTTGGAGCTGGTACTGATCCATGACTTCACTGGTGTTGGCATCCAGCAAAAGGGCAGCGGCAGATTCATTCACATCGACAATCTCCAAGGTCAAGAAGGCTGGCCTCGCCCGACGATCTGGTCTTACTGATGGAGCTGAGTCGGTGGAGAAAAGCAAGTACCCAGCGACTCAGTCAGAGGCGCTAAGACAAGGTGTTACTTACTATTTCACCGGCAAGCCATGTAAGCATGGCCATTACTCGGAGCGATTCGCTCAGAACCGCAACTGCCGCGAATGTTTACGCCTACGAAGTCTCGCTAGAACGAAACAAGATTACTGGATCGACTACGGAGACGAGCAGTACAAAGAACGCAAGCGAGTCAACGCCAAGAAGTATTACCAGAGTCGCGCCCACAAGCGCAGCGTTAGAACTCGCAGATTCTTTGAGACGAAATCAAGAGTCGCAACCAGTCAAGGCGTTACAGAACTACGGCGGGTTCGACTTGAGGCACAGCTGCTATCTATCGATACTGGTATAAAGCATGAAGTCGATCACATCATCCCCCTGATCAATGACCTGGTGTGCGGACTCGACGTACCGGATAACGTACAGATACTCACCAAGGCAGAGAACCGGCGGAAAGCTGCGAGGTTTGACCAGGACGAACAGTCACGCATACAAATGCAGCTGATAAAGAAAGCCCCTCCGGAGAGGGGCTAGCCCGGCGGGTGACCGGGTGAGGGAACCTAGCAAGAGTGTGAGAGAGTTGCTAGTCCTCTGAGTCTAGCATTGCATACAGACTGCTGTCATGCATTTTCATCCACGCTTTCCTTGGGCTGATCATACCCCTGACAACAAAGCCAAGGGCGACCAGGACGATCTCAAATCGAGGCGCGACCTTCTGCCATAGGAGTGCTGCTAAGAATACGCAATGCCCTAGACTTTCCAGGGACACGCGCAATACGGCCCGCTTGCTCCAGCCTAGCCAGGCTTGTAAAGATTCCACGCTTAGATTTTTCACCGACACCCTCCATCATTTCTGTGTACGTTGGTGCATACCGATTAGCCTCAAGGAAGTCGATGATGAACGCAAGCAGCTTGCTGTCTTTTTCATTCATTGTCCTTCCCCCTGATAAACTTATGCGGGTCGATGTTGTCCCAGATAAATCCCTTGAGTGCTTCACAATATGCGTCGTATGTCATCGCTGCGAACTCCGCTTGTTTCTCTGAAGGGATGAACAAGTCCTGGAACTCATCTGGCTTCCCTTCAATCTTGATCGTTACCGTTACCGCCATGACCATCTCCTCTTGATCCATTCAACACCACGTTTGATGTCCCACTTGCTGTCGAGCATTGTCGACTCGGACAGGACACCGGACTTTTCCGCCAGGTTGCGGCGCCTCGGAAGCTCATAGAGCTTCCTGTTAGTCCGCACCCAGTGCTTCACTATGTTCTCGGTCAGGCCCAGCTCCGCAGCAATCTTGGCGTAGGATATGTCCTCCCGGTACATAGAGGTGATCACCTCGATCTGTTCCCTGGTCACATGAACCTCATCACTTCAACGCAATGCGACTTGTCGTTGCGGGTTGTTGTGATCGAGCCACGACCAAACAATTTTTTCGCAGCATAGGCCAG